ATATCAGTACCGCTCTTTACAGTAATTCTGACGTCTGCTTTAAGATCAAAATTAAGTTTGAAATTAGCACCACTGCCACTATCTACCCCATAAGCACCGCCAACTGATAGCGTATATGTACCAGTACCACCGCCTGACGGACAACCTGAAACCCCATAATAAACTCCTTTAATAACAGGGAAGCCAAACTGTACAGTATAAGTGGTATCAGCGGATGCGGTTCCCGATGTTGTGATTGTACCGTCTGCGTTTACTGTAAACGTTACTCCGTTTAATGTCTGCGTATTATTTAATTTTGTTATGAGGTTTTTGCCTTTTGAATGATAAATTGTTAATGATCCGTATGTGCTACCATTACATGGCAATGTGCAAATCAAAGATTTAAGATTTTCATTTGCTCCATCGTTAATATATGGTGCAAATCCATATTTCTTTCCGTAAATTGCATTACTTTCGTCTAATGTCCCATTTACGTCATCTAAAGCGTTCTTTAAATCAGAAACTTGTGTCCTGATTGCATTGCCTAATGTATCGTATGTAGTGCCATCCACACCGATGCGGGCGTTCTGGACTTCTGCAGCAGATGGAGCCTCTCCGCTCGGTGCGATGATCTGATCGATCTCAGCCTGCAGGACTGCATCCTGTTGAGATCTTGTGCTTGTCTCCTGTGCGATCTGTGATGCGAGGCTTGTGTCTTGAGCCTGTCTTGTTTGTGTCTCCTGTGATAGCCCGCTCTGCAGTGCGCTGATGTCTGCCTGGAACTGTGTGACGTTGCCGGCTGCGCTGATCGCTTCCTGGAATAATGAAATATCAGACTCGCTCGGGTTGTCAATGTCACCCGGACGTCTTTCCACAAACACCACAAAGTTCGCCGTTCCGTGAGTGTTTCCATCGATCAGAATTTCGAAAAGATTCGATCCAGGCACCGCCGTCATCTGCTCGGTCTCGGTGATGACAACCTGTCCGTCACTGTTAACCGTGCCGGCATTGAGGATCGTCGTGCCGTCCTGTTTGAGGCCGATGATCGCCCCGGTGCTCGGTGTGTACACAGTCCCGTCGCTCTGGAGAAGCGTGAAGATCCACTCCTCGTCCTGGTCGAACTGGTTCGCATTGATGACCGGAGCAACTCCGACCCCTGCGTTGAGATAAAGCTTAAATTCTCTTGTTATCATGGTTTGTCCTCCCATTATTTACCGATCACCATGTGACCGTTGCCGTCGCTCACAAATCCGAGGCCGTTATAGCCTGCGCCGTTGAAGAATACACCGAGGCCGTTCGTGGCATCGAGTACGATAGACACGTCACCACACATGATACGGATTCTTTTCTTCGCGTCCATTGTGAATATGCCATTGTCTTTGTCATATGTAAGCCTTCCGTCGTTTGCGTCCGTGCCGTTTCCTCTGAATCTGATAAATGTCGGTGAAAGCCTGAGCGATGATCCGTCTGTCGGATCCGTGTTCGCATCTGTGCTCGACCCGGTCATTAATACCAGATTGCCCGTGTTAGCGGTCTCGTATAAGCACGCCCTGATGTAATCACTGTATGTCTGGACAAATGTCGCCGCCCAGATTGTCAGATCATAATCGCCGTTTGCGCTGATGATTCTGGAGCCGTTGATCGTTGCGCCTTCAATATATGAACCGTAGATCTCCATCGCCCGGACAATGTTTGCCGCTAACGAATTAAAGACCGCATTGCCCTGTGCATCGATGCCTGCGCTCCATGTCTGGCCATAATCTTGCGAGACTGCAAAGCCACCGGCATTGATCGTCCACTGGTATTGTGACTCGGCCAGTGTCGGACGGTTGTGCAGGTAGTACTTTATCGATCCGTCCACGCTCGTGACCTTAGTGCTGAATAGTCCGAGCGAATTAGTGATCACCTTTGTCAGCCCGGACACATACTGATCCAGAAAACCGACCTGCTCGGTGGTGTTCTGCTCGATTCCTTCTGTGATTGAAGTTGCCAAATCTGTGCGAGCTTCCCCGATCTCGATCTTCTCGAGTCTTTCCCGGAGAACGTCCCATCGTGTAGATATTACCTCTGCCGATGCCGACACGCCGAGACGTTCAAAGTCCACATGGATGGTGTCGCCCATGTCAACATACTCGAGCGGTGCGATGTCCTTGTATTCCTCAGTGTCAAAAAGCGACACGAAAGACAGCTCGATGTTTACCTTCGGCACATTGATCGGATTGTTTTCGAGATACGAGGCCACTTTTGCGTTCAGATCCGCCTTTGTCGGCATTTCATCGTATTCATTCGAAAAGTCGATCAGTTTAGTGCGGATCGGTCTGCCCGGATTCGGCATGTATTGAATATCCGAGCATAGTGTCTGATCGTCTATTGTCACATAGCCGAGTGCTGATGTAAACACGTTAGCAATCGACTCCTCCTGTTGCAGATCTACGAGATTCTTGCCATATCTCACATGATAGCCTTTGTCTGATCCTCTGTGTGCATGGATCTTGATCTGCAGATTGTCCCACTCGATCTCTCCGCCGAATGTATCCAGGAACGAGCCACGCCATCCTCCGAGGCATTCACGGAAGTACTTCGGCTCGCTTAATGTGAATGTACTGGATGTATTGGTGATGTCTGTCGTGATCGAGAATACTGTTTCCCTTGTGATATGCGAGATTAAACCTGCGCATGTGGCGGATGCTCCGGTTGAGGTAAACGGAAGCACTGGACGCTTTGCAAGGTCATATGTGATGTGATGCGCATAGATCGTGACGATTCCGCTGATCGGCTTGGTAATTTCGTAAACACGGAAAAGCTGATCCCCTGCAGTGTGTCCTGCTTTGGCTTTGATCACGGAATTATATGAAATGTCCTTGTAATGCGGATCGTCGACAGATATTTCCATCGTCAGATCATACAAGCCGTTTCTTTCTTCGTCCACATAGCACGAAAGAGAATCCAGTCTGCCGAGTCCGTTCGTGGTATCTGTTACCATGTCAGAAAGTGATAATTCCGGATTAACAATGATAGGTTTCATAGTTTCCACCACCTTGGTATTAACTTAACTGATGTAAATCCTGTATAGCTGATCCCTGTCGTGCCTGCGTCCAGATATGGGAAAGTATCGCCCGACAGAGTAAGATCCGGATTTCGGTTGATATTGTCTATAGGTTCGTATGCGTTCATGCTCTCGCAGTCGATCACGGTCGTGCCGGTGTTGTTTGCCAGTGTTGCGGACACGCTTCCGACCTGGATCGTGCCTGTGCCCTCGACAAGTATCAGAGGCAGGGCTTTGAACCCTGTCGGATTGCTGATCTGCATGCCGTCGCTGACTGTGATGGTTGCCTCGCCTGTTTTTAGCCATTTCTGCGGCTTGAAATTGATGTTTATAGTGAATCGCCCGGAGCGGTTAAAAGCTCCTGTATTCGGCTCGATTCTGCCCGATACGTAACCCATGCGGAAGATGTTCGGCTCTTCGGTGCTTTCAATCCTTTGATAGCCTTTCAAAGTCATCAGATAGCTTATGAGAGCGCTGTAATTGCGCTGAAAATGTTTGTGAATGTAAAAATCAATCGGAATGGTGATGTTATTGTATCTGTCACCGTCGATGATGTAGTTGCCGGATCTTCCCGGTACCGTAATCTCTTCGATGTCTCTAGATGGCATGCGCCACCATTCAGCACCATCAAAAAGCACACCGAACTCGATCAGATCCCTGTTTCCGATTGTGATGTGTTGCATCATGAGAACACCGCCTTTTTCTGATTGTTCATGCGAACCATTACCCGCTCGACTTCCTGCGCGATTTCTTGCGTATTCATTCCGGGCTGAGTATAGATGTTGATCGTGTTGTTCTGAGTGCCACCGGATGCCTGTCCGATCATCTGCATCAGCTTGTTTGTGCCGATAACCAATTCAGATCCGGAACCATCTCCAAAGCCTTTCATGCCGTTAGCGGTTGGCAATACGGTTGGCGATGTGAACATGATCGCATTGTCATAAGCCTTCTTATACCAGTCAACACTGAGATGTGGTACGGATGGCGGCGCAAGTGAAAAACTTCCATGAATCGAGAAGTGTGGCATCTTCAGCCTTGGAAGACTCCACGAGAAATTGAAAAAGCCTTTGATCTTCTCGATTGCCGAATGCACCGCTTCCTTTGCCGCATCGATCTTCTGTTGGATGCTGGAACGAATGTCTTCAAATTTCTGTTTGATACTCGAAGCAAGCTCTCCCGCCTTCTGTTTGATGGTGTCCCAATTCTGATATAAAGCCACGCCGATCGCAACCGCCGCCGCAACTCCGGCAACAATCGCCGCAATCGTGCCGATCATCGGAAGCATTGCCACGTTCAGAGCGGCCGCCATGCCTGTGATGGTTGAGATTATCCCGGCAATCGGTGAGATCGCCGCCACGAGCCCGAGAATGGTCAATATAAACGCCTGTGTTGATCCGTCAAGGTTGCCGAACCACGACAGCACCGAGGTGATCACATCCACGAG